GTCGAGGTTGTTGGACCAGAGTACAGAGAATCCGGCGACTACGGGGACGACTCCTGTGGCCATGTAGTTCTGCCATGCCTGCTTGTAATCGTCATCCTTGAGAAGGACTCCGTGATACCAGGGCGGAATGACTATCCACCTTCCCTCTCTGGGAACGTTGTGCTCATCCATCTCGACACCGACATCGACAATGAGGTCGTAGGGGTTCTTGACCCCGGCTCCGTTTCCGTTGCCGACTGAATAAGCGGCTCCACCATCGTCCATCTTTATGCCTGCGTTGCCATGAAGACCCGCGATATCCTGGTCGATCAGGTCCGCAAGAGCGTAAGCGGCTCTGGCCATAGCTTTATCCATGAGCGTCACGTTCGACTGGGCGGCGTCCACGTCATCGACGTAGAAGTTGTAATAGTGGAGCTGGTCGATCAAGAGAAGCTGTTGCGCGGAATCGAGCTGGTCGGGATCTGCAATCGCAACGTTCTTGACGTAGGGTTTCACTGTGATGTTGCCTATCTGGTTGATTCTGACTGTATCTCCGGCGGCTTTAATCTCGCCTTCGTAATCTGTATTCACGAGCTGCTTGAACACGAGATTCTTGTCGAGATGCCGCATGAGTCTAGTACTCCATATTTCGGGAATGAATTTGTCAATTGGCATTGCTTTTCACCTTCCTTAGAGTTTGATTTTTCCTTCTTCGAACAACTTGTTGAACTTGGCTGGGTCTTTCTTGGCCATTTCCCTCGCCTGCTCGCGGGTTATCATTCCCGGCGCAGGATCGGGGTTGATGGGATCTCGACCGTTATTCTTGAGCAATTGCTCCGTGAGCGCTTTTTTGTAGCTCTCCAAAGCCTGCTCATATGCGGCGAGGGTCTTTTCTGTGCTCTCCTCGTCAGAGCCGATCAGGTTATCCACGATATCAACGGGGAGCTTCTTTTCGGTGAGCTTCTTGATTGCCAGATTCTTGAGACTTTCTTTTTTTCTGGCCGCTGCCTCCTCGTTGAGCCGGGCTTCCAACTCCCTGATCTTCTTCTGTTCTGGAGTTTCGGTCGGATTAAGTGTCTTGAGCTTCTCTTCCACGATCTTGTCGAGGTTGTTGCTCTTCCAGGTCTCGATCCCCTTTGTGACGTAAGAATCACGATAGCTTTTCAGCACGTCGTTCTTCTCGACAAACTCACCCACATTGTCTTTCGTGACGGTTGCCAACGGGTTGAATTTGGTCGTAAATTCCTTGACTTCTGGTGCTTCGAGGTTCTTGCTTACGAGTTCCAACGCTTCTTTGAGTTCCATATATATCTCCTGTCCCTCCGAGTGCCATATGCCCTCAGAGTGTTGTATTGTTTGGTTTCTTCTGCCTCTTCCATTCACTGTATGTTATGTAGTCGCTTATTCCTTTGCCCTGAATCATTCTCGTGCGCGGCTCACTGCCTTCAAACACGAAAATAGTTGTGCATCGACAGTTGATGTCTTCAGACGCGATCCCGAACATTCCCGGAGCCTGTGCCTTCAAACCACGGATATGAAAGTATCCGTCCCTGTCTTCCATCTGGCCGTCAAGCTCTCGGTGAGTGTCACGAGTCCTGTCATCGAGCGTGGCTACCCACATTCTCTTGGCTTCGACCCCTTTCTCCTGCATTTTCTGCATGGCTTCGAGCTGGGCCTCTTCCTTGCATCTGTGGCTTTCCGTCCAGACGATTCTGGTAGCTTTGACATAGTTGTTCTCAAGCGCTGTCTTGAGCCGATCCGCGGTCTTGAAGTAACTCTCGCCTTTGATGAGACCCTGTGTGACTTCCTGCCGGATACTCCAGAGAATCTCCTGCCGGTTCTTCTCCAGGATCTCGGTGAGTGTGAGGCCCGAGACTGGATTCTGAATAGCCTTCTTGATGTAGTCTTTCGGGAGCTGATACCATCTGAGGTTGATTCCTGTCGCCTGTTCTGCTATCCAGCCCATGCGGTTGTAGCCTTCTGAATAGACTTCAAAGAGCAAACTCTGAACCTCTTTTGCCTGAGTTCGTGAGAGTTCGAGAATAGCAGCGTCGAGATCTTTCTGCATCTTTCTCAAACGATCATATTTTTGCATCTCGGCGAGTGTGAGCTCGCCTTTCTTCGAGAACTGCTTGTAGTATTTCTCGAGCTCTTTCTTTGTAAGCGCCAGCGAGTCTTTGTATGCTTTCTGCAATTCTTTCAACTGTCTGTTTGTGAACCCTTCATACCAACGTTCAAAGTCATCAAAAGCGCCCTTAGTTGTTAGCGCCATCTTCCTCATCCTCTTCGAGGTTCACAGGCGGGTAGTAGTTCATCTGCTTCTCTCTCTGCTCGTCCATCATCTCAATCACAGCCTTCGGATCGTCAATGAAGGAAGCTAGACCGTACAATATCTCGTCAGGGATGATCCCCTTGAGCGTGGCGAGGACCTGAGCGTCTTTCTCCAGACTGACAGGAAGGTTTCGAGTGAACCTCTGCGTGACATTCAGCCAGTCAAGGTTGAATGCCGGAGCCGAGGCCAGGACCTTGAACATTCTCTGATTGCTTGCCGAGAACTGTCGCTCTGTCGTAATGCACTTGTTCTCAAGCGACAGGAGCTTGTACTTTCTCGACTCGCCCGAGATGTCGCTGGTGAATTCTTTGTCAGCGAAGTTGACAGACTTGGAGAATCTGAGAATGTTGGCTTCGAGGCGATTGAGGTGTGAATCCACGGCCTCGATGTTGATGTTCTTCTCGATGAAGGCCATGTCGGCACCTTCCGGGAGGTTGTAGGCACCTGTCCTGAGCGCTTCCTTGATGACTTCCTTCGTTAGTTCCGCGCCGAGAACTTTCATATACGCCAGTCTCCATTGTTCGAGTTCGGAATCGAGGTCCGACTCCTTCCTGTCGTATGCGTCGATGAGACTGAGAACTTTCTCGGCGTCACCCAGACGTTCGAGGTTGTTCGGGTATTCGATCAAAGGGACGTAGTCGAAGAAGTGAGTTTGTGGGTTCGTTTTTTCCGTGTCGTCCAGGACGTAGCCATTCTCGGTCTTGATGTAGTATGTCACCTTTTCTTTGTCATACCACTCGACCCGTTCCCTTGTTTCCGTCGAGCCGTCAGGTTTCACGTACTCCATGTCATAGTATCTGATAGCGAACTGGACCTCGTCGATCGAGCGGTCCATCACCCAGATGCATTCCCAGGGCCAGATGTTCATAGCGCGGATCTTCGCCTCGGTGTCGACATACAGAAGTCTCGCGGCTGTGCCACAGATCGTGGCCAGCTTCACGGTTTCCGAGTCGAGGAGTTCCAGCCGGTTTCTCAACTCAAAGTCCTCGAAGTCTTTTGAGTTCGTCTCGTACACTGCCGGAACCCCCATGAAGTACCCGACCTTCGTGTCGATAATCTCCGAGAAGAAGTCGTTGTTCAGCTTGTTGTTTATCTTCGTGTCGTCCGTGACCGAATACGAACGCATGAATATGGGTACTCCGGCCTCAGACGCTTTATATCTCTCATACAGGCTCTTCATCGTCTCATGCCTGCCGCTGTGTTCGTCTATGAGATCCGTGATTATCTGTGAAGTTACTTCGCCGTTGATTCGTATGAGCTCGCGAATGGTGTTAAGGTCCATGATTTACCTCCACGCCGAGTATCCGGCGGTGATTTTTCGCTTCAGTCTCACAGGTTCGATCGCGTACCTGAGTGCCGCAATCGCGTCGTCTTTGAACTCTATCGGTTCATCCAGAACATTGCCGTCTTTGTCTTCTTTGTATGAGAATTGCTGCATCTCGGCAAGAAGGTTCGGGCATTTCTTCGAGATGTGGATCTTGTGGCGCTTGAGCCAGTCGATCCCGTCCTTGACCGAACCGGTGCCTTTCACAGACGGCACGACGTTGTACCCGGCCTGCCTGAACTCTTTGATTCTCGCTGGCTCGGCACTGTCAGCCGTGATTTGCTTGCGCTTGTCAATCATCCTGCCTACTTCCTGAATCAGTTCGGCGTTCGTAAGTCCTTTCTCGTAGAGTTCGTCGAAGACGTAGAGTTCTTCGTCCTTGAATCCCACGCGCACGAGAGCCGAAGGATGATTGAACCCGAAGTCGAGGCCCTGATATACAGCGTCGAAGTCTTGTTCTTTGTACGGGATGTCTTCAAACACGTAGTTGTGGAAGACGAGGTTTCCGAGAACGCCCCATTCTCCCAGCCCGTAGATCTGGTAGTACGTATGATCCTGGTTTTTCAGGTCTTCTATGACTTTCTTGTATTCGTCGTCCAGGAAACGATTATCTTTGTACGTTGACTTGTGTATCGAACAGTTTTCTTTCGGCACATCGAAGAAAAATGACTTCAGCCAGCTAAGAGCCGAGATGGGGTTGAACGTCATCGTGATTTGAAGAGGCCACGGAGTCTTTCCCCTGAGTCTCAAGTCGAGCTGTTGGAAGTCTTCCTGAGTGATCTCGCTGGCTTCTTCGACCCAGATATCCGTGATACCCGCGATCGACTTGAGCTTTTCCACGTCGTCAAGACCGGCGAAGATGATTTGATTGCCATTCAGACAACCAATCTCCATGTCCGACTTGTTGACCTTGAAAAGTCCGAGAACCTTCCAGCTTCGAAGAATGGCCATGATGAGTGCAAAGGTCGAGTGACGATTGGTCTTTGCAACCTTCCTGACAACGAGCGTCTTGTGGCCTTTCTCTTTCATTGCACGAAGAACGAGTCTCTGGGCGATGAACATAGACTTTCCCGAACCCGCACCGCCGTAGAATATCTCGTATCTGGAGCGATTATCCAGATAGGGCCTGAAAGCCTTGTTGAAGATTCTGGTGTGAATCTTAATCGCCATCTTCGACCACGTCCACGGTGATATCAAGGCCGCCAGAGTGAGCAAGCTCTTGTTTGTCTGTTTGACCAAGGTACTGTTTACCAAGCCAGATGAGCATTGTGTTGTTCCCTTTTTCAGCCGCCTTCCATTGAAGCCGCCTCAATGACATCTTTCCATTCTCCATTCCGTTTTTATATATGCGAAGAAATTCCTTGTCCTTCTGAAGAGTTCTCGTCGATATGCCGAGAATCGAGCTGATTTCTTCCTGAGTACACTGAATATAGGCCAGCTTCTCGACAAGCTCATAGTCTATTTTCTTTTTTGGTCTGCCAGCCATAGAATCACTTCCTTA